CACCTATACTGGACTGGATCGCGATCGTAGGTATTGGAACATTGACTACTTTGAAAGCGAAACACAGACCTTATTTTGCCTGCGTAGTGTACAGCAGGTAATTAACTTCTGCAACAAACTGGGTGTCACACTTTATCTAGTGAACCTATTGGACATAAACTGGATGTCGGCACTGCTGAAACAGTATCCAAGATTTATAGACTTGGTTGATGAGATAAAAAATTCAACTGCAGGTTTTGTTGATTATGCACAAGATGGAACACACCCAGGACCCAGGCAGCATCAAATTTATTTTGAACGTATTTTAAATTTTATTGAGGCAGACAAACATGGCTAAACCCTTTGACGTAAGCAAATTTAGAAAAGAAATTACCAAAAGCATTGATGGACTATCAATTGGCTTTAACGATCCCACTGACTGGATCTCTACCGGCAACTATGCACTGAACTATCTAATTTCCGGAGACTTCAACCGCGGAGTACCCCTGGGCAAAGTCACAGTGTTTGCTGGAGAATCAGGTGCAGGCAAGAGCTATATCTGCAGCGGCAATATCATCAAGAATGCACAAGAGCAAGGAATCTATGTGGTTTTGGTTGACAGTGAAAACGCACTTGATGAAGCCTGGTTGCATGCACTAGGCGTAAGCACAGACGAAAGCAAACTGCTCAAACTCAGCATGGCCATGATTGACGATGTGGCCAAAACCATCAGCACATTCATGGCAGAATACAAGGCCTTGCCCGACGGCGAACGCCCCAAGGTTCTGTTTGTGATTGACAGCCTGGGCATGCTGCTGACACCCACAGACATCAATCAGTTTGACTCGGGTGATCTCAAAGGCGATCTAGGTCGCAAACCCAAAGCCCTGACAGCTCTGGTTCGTAACTGTGTCAACATGTTTGGTAGCTACAATGTGGGCCTGGTGTGTACCAATCACACTTACGCAAGTCAAGACATGTTTGATCCTGATGACAAGATCTCAGGCGGCCAAGGTTTTATCTATGCCAGCTCTATTGTGGTGGCCATGAAGAAACTCAAGCTCAAAGAGGACGAAGATGGCAACAAGATTTCAGATGTCATGGGTATTCGTAGTGCCTGCAAGGTCATGAAAACTCGTTATGCCAAGCCCTTTGAAGGTGTGCAGGTCAAGATTCCCTATGAAACAGGCATGAATCCCTACAGTGGCCTTGTTGACTTGGCTGAGAAAAAAGGCCTGCTCAAGAAAGATGGTAATCGTCTGGCATTTACTACCACAGATGGCGAAGTTATCAAACAGTTCCGCAAGGCCTGGGAAAGCAACGAAGACGGTTGCCTTGATAAATTAATGGCAGACTTTGCCAACATCAAAGACCACACAGTAACACCAGACACAGAGGAGGCGTAATGATTGACGTTTTGGTAACAGATCTTTGGGATGAACTAAAACACTTAATTCCAGCAGTGGATCGGTCCGAAGCAGCAGAAATAGTGGTCAGCACCATGATTGACAATGACTGTGACCCAGATGACATTCGTGACGCTTTCAAAGGCGATGCTGACATCAAACGAGCTTTAGCTGCGTATCTTGATCAACAGGAAGACGAAGAAGAATACGATGACGAACCCGATTGGGACGAGTGACGTAGACCCAAAATTCTATTGCAGTCAAAAATTTTGGTGGCTCAGTGTAGATCTTGACAAAAGTCAACTGCAGAGTTGCTGTTCAGCTGCTCCACAGCGTGTGAACTTTGATTGGTTACGCAGCAATTCAGGAAAACTTTTTAACACACCTGAATTGTTGGCTGAACGAGCAGCCATGCTCAATGGACTGCAAGTGGCCAGTTGTAACGGAACATGTTGGATACCAGAATCACAGGGCGTGGCCAGTCGTCGACTGACCATGAACAGTGATAAAGTAACACACACTGAGCTACACAGTGATCCTGAGATTCTCAACATCATGGTGGGCAAAGACTGCAACATGACCTGTAGTTACTGTTGCAAACACTATAGCACAGCCTGGATTAGAGAAGTACAACAACACGGTGACTATGACACTGTGCAAGGTCGTGATGATAGACTGATTCTGAATGATCGCGATCGTGTGCGACTGCATGTTAGCCAACGCGATCTTGACACTGCCAATCGTCGCTTGTTGATAAAAGAAATTGGCACTTTGGTACACAGTGGCAAACTGTGTGGTATCATGATATCAGGCGGAGAACCATTTTTGTACAACGATCTTGCGGATCTTTTGGCTCAAATGCCTTTTGCCATTCCTGTCACTGTGTGGACAGGCCTTGGAGTTGACAACAAGCGGTTGCAGCGCGATCTTGACACAGTGTCAATGTATCCCAACGTCAGTCTAGTGGTCAGTGCCGAAAACTGCGACAACTTATATGAGTTCAATCGCGCAGGCAACTCTTGGAAACGTTTTGAACAAAACATCGAGGCCATAGAGCAACGCCGTATCAGCTTCAGTTTCAACAGTGTACTCAGCAATGTCACAGTTTTTGGTTTGAAAAAATTCATTGACTGGGCTGGCATGGTGCCTGCGGCTTTTTCGTCCTGTACAGACCCTGACTATTTGGCGCTGCATGTCATGGATGATCAAAGCAAGCAGATCATTTTGGACTCAGTGGATCAATTACCGCCTGAGGCAAAAAACTTAATTCTACAATCTATCATGATCGAACCCACTCCAGTCCAAAAGCAAAATTGTCAAAACTACGTCAAGGAGTTTGCTCGTAGAAGACAGTTGAGACTTGACATATTCCCTGAAAGTTTTGTAAAATGGCTGGACCATGTGGTATAGCCGAATAGTTCAAGATTTATCATATATTCCTGATTTCATCGCTCACTATGAGCGTGAATTACAGGAGGCCAAACGCGACTGCAAGATCTCCGGCGTTCTGGAACATCGTATCAAAGAGCTGCCAGGCATCACCGAACAGAGATTCAATCAACTGCAGGAAATTGAAGCAGTGCTTGAATACCTCAACATCAGACTGCGCAAGATTCGCCGTACTCACTTTCAAAAATATCTTGAAGCCTATGCTCGAGCTCTCAGCGCTCGAGATGCTGAAAAGTATGTGGATGGCGAGGACGAAGTCATTGACATGGAAACCATTATCAACGAAGTTGCACTGATTCGCAACAAATGGTTAGGCGTGTTGAAAGGTCTTGACAGCAAACAGTGGCAAATGGGTCACATTGTGAGACTGCGCACAGCCGGCATGGAAGACGTCACACTATGAAGCCAGGCAAACAATTATTGTATGTGCCTAAAACATACAACAGTGTTGGTGGTCACAATCGCAGAGAAATGTTTATCAATGATTTGGTCAAACATTTTGGCTGGACACAGGGAGCAGAGATAGGTGTGCGCACAGGCAGAACCAGTTTTTATCTGCTGGATCAAAATCCTGCTCTCACAATGTGGGCAGCCGACAAAGACATTTCACAATTTTACAACAGCGCAGTTGCAAACCGTTACGGCGAACGATTGAAAGTTTTGCCAGGCACAAGTTGGATTGTGTCATGCAATGTTCCTGATCACAGTCTTGATTTTTATTTTATTGATGCTGGACACAGTTATAAATCTGTAGTTCGCGATATAGATGCTTGGAATCCCAAGCTCAAATCATCAGGATGGTTCATAGGACACGATATCAACTTTCCTGCAGTTCATCAAGCAGTGTCCGAACGTTTTCCTAATTTTGAAGTTGGGCCAGACAATGTATGGTTTGTGAGCCCAGACAAAAATTATGATATGCTAAAAAAATGTTTTTAGCGTAGAAATATACGTCTATAAATATCAACATGAAAATAGTGATTGTTACCGGGGGATTTGACCCCATTCATTCTGGCCATGTGCGATACCTACAGGCTGCTCGCGCTCTAGGTGATATTCTGGTAGTTGGGCTCAACAGTGATGATTGGTTGACACGCAAAAAAGGTCGTCCTTTCATGCCCTGGTCTGAACGCGGTGCAGTGCTGTCAGCCATGCAAGGTGTAGACTGGGTGATAGATTTTGACGACAGTGATGGCAGCTCCAAGGCTGCCATCCAACGTGTGCGTGAAAGATATCCAGCCTATCAGATTGTGTTTGCCAACGGCGGCGATAGAACTGCCAACAATATTCCTGAAATGGTATTTGATGATGTGGAGTTTGTGTTTGGAGTAGGCGGAGAAGACAAAGCCAACAGTAGCAGTTGGATTCTTCAGGACTGGAAGAGTCCGCGCACTGATCGCACCTGGGGCTATTATAGAGTGTTACATGAAGTTGGTTCAGAAACCAAACTCAAAGAACTCACAGTGGAGCCGGGACAACATCTCAGCATGCAACGTCATGATCAGCGAGCAGAGTTTTGGTTCGTGGCCGAAGGCGAAGCCACGGTGTACACCCTCAATCGTGCCACTGACATAGAGCCCAAATGCAAACTTGTGGTGCATCAGCACTGCTGGATCAATCGCAATGAATGGCATCAACTGTGCAACGAAACTAATCAGCCATTGAAACTGATTGAAATACAGTTTGGTGACAACTGTATAGAAAATGACATAGAACGCCGATGACCCATTATGGCCAATCCCTGGAGTGATCGTTGGAGTTTTGTTAAAACTTATATTCCTGACAATATAAGCATAATTGATTTTGGATGCGGTAACTGTGAAGTGCTTGAGCACGTCCGTCCGTCACAATATCTTGGTGTTGATATTGTGTATTCAGCAGACATTATAGCTGACATTTCTACGCCACTGGATTTTCAACAAAAATTTGATCTTGCTCTTGTATT